GCAAGTACGTATTGGTGGAGTGAAGGATGGACAACTCATTTACCCATCCATATAGTCGGTACTTATGCAGGAACAATCGTGAATCGTAATAGAGGATATAACCAGAATTTTCAGGATTTCAATTATGGTCAGTATATGGATTTAAATCACGAAGGAGATATTTTAGTGACAGGCGACCAGATTGTCACTCGTGTTTATAAATACAATCCATCATTCACATATACAGATAGCCGCTTAAGTAAAGTCCAAAATAACTGGGAACAAATTGGTGGGGATATTTATCCTGAAGTTTTGATTCCTCTCGGTGAAACTGGTCACCATAATTCTATGAATTCGACAACGAATCCTATCAACATAGGATATGCAAATGACGCTGCACTTAGTAAAAATTTTACATTCCAAACTGGGTCTTCTTTTTACAGCATAGACAATAAATTACGTGTCGTAATTGGTACTCAAACATATGATAACTTCCGTGGACATACTCGAGTGTTTGAATACGACTCAACAAAAACAACTGAAGTGACAGATCAATCATCTGTTGACTATGGACCGATTGGTTGGAGAAGATTGGGAGGTAGTATATTAGGAGAACATGAAGGTGATAGGAGTGGAACAACGGTGAAAATGGATGAAAGTGGAAATACTATCGTGATTTATGCACCAAAAAATGATGACGGGGGTACAGACACAGGACATGTTCGAACATACAGATATGAAAGTACCGCGAATGCATGGAATAAATTAGGTCCTGATTTGGATGGCGATTCAACTACAAATTTCTTGGTCGGTTACAATACCACATCATCATTTTCATCAGATGGGACAACTTTAAGTATAAAAAACGGTGGAGATATCACTACCTATGAATTAAAACGATATACAATACCGGCTCTTCCCGAGGCAGAAGGAGATACATTTAAGATGACCTCTATTTCTTCTGATGCTGAGGATGACATAAAGACAGGCTCAACCGCCGCACAAAAACGGAATTTTACAAGGAAAGCGGTATCCGATATGTTTTCTGCATATCAATCTCAATTAACCGGTAGTAAAGCGTTAAAACTTGCCGCCGGAACTAAACTACCAGGGTTCACTATTGCACCTAATAAAGAAATCACCTTACGTGATGCACGTGTAACAAAAACATACACAAGAGATGAAATGGCAAACAAAACAACGTATATGGTGTTAAATGACAATGATCCAGTCACATTGAAGTCTGCTGCAGATGATACTGTAACGGTAACACAATCAGGAACGAACTTTACTGTAGTTACTCCCGCTGGTACAACCAACAAAGTTGCCGGTGATTCATTTGAATATGACGGATTGTCATTATTATTTGGTTCGCTTGTAGTTAATTTGCTACTTATTCCTCCGGTCGATCTGGCATTAACCGCTTTCGATTCTGCTTTTGTGCTGTCACAACAAGCCGTACTCCCAGACATATCCTATGCTTTTGATGTCAGTGCTGAAATCACGCTTACACAACAGATCAGTGCCGCCGATCTTTCCGGGGTCTTTTTCTTCAAAACCGATGAAGATATTACCAGCGAACTAGTCACAGATACATCGAATGTAGAATACTACTTAGATCGCAGTCAATTCACCGGAGGACAGGCGACATTGAATGCAATGAATGGTCTTGTAACCACCGGATATTACGGATCAAATACAAACGACCATCTCGGAAAGGATTTCCTCCGAGACATGGCACATCAGCTATTCAGTACACATTTCGGTGTCGATCTGTTTACAAACGAAGATGCAGTGGTCACCGATATTTCCGGAAAGTCCGCCGTCATTGCCACNGATATCTTTACCAAGATGGGCAATGTAGATAAGACCAATACCGCCTTGTCCGGTCCGGATGTCTCGTACGGATACTACACAACTGATACAGATAGTTCGAATACCAACTTGACCCGTGAGATCTTGAACCAGCTCTTNACANTNGCACCCGTACGTTTCACCGACAAGACCACACTCCGATTGGATGCAGGTATACCTGGTGTGTATGGNATGCCATTTGTTACAAACGATACGATTTCATACAAGCTATCTGTAACCGCACATACAGATCAAAATACAACCATTGCGACTGGTAAGTCTGGACTTGAGAAAAGAACATACAAAGTGATCTTTAAGGTTGCTTAAGATTGACACCATTAATACATTTATACATCCATAATATCCCTTACATCCATAATATCAACTTATCTATTGTTAATATTATTGTGTAGTTCCAAAATCTCGAATATATATATATATATTTGTAGCGATCTGACCTCCGAAACGCCGGCCGAAGGCCGGCCAGGAGCGCGAAGCGCGACTTTCCACATACAAAACCCACCGACAGACATACAAATCAATGCTATTTTGTGTTGAAATTACCGATATTCCCATAATTATTTTGTTGTAATTTTTGGGGTTTTGTAATTCAATCCAACACGAAATCTAGTCTCATTTTATTTCTATTTTATATTGTAAAAATCCATAATAATTATCGATTTTGTTTTGGTATTTGCGGTATTTACGCAAAATCTGAGTTTTTCGTGTTTTGTAAAAGTGTTTTGTTTTGGTAAAATGAGAAAGTGTATTTTTTTGATGTTTTTTTTTGGAAGGACTTCCGGAAATCCGATTTCCGAAAAATTGCGGGAATCTCCGAAAAATTGATAGAGTTTCTAGAAATGAGTGATTTGTAAACAGAAATATATAGAGCATGATGTGTTTACAACAAATAATATTTTGTAGTCAAATCGAACGTATATTGATCAACAAAGAAGTGTGCCTATCCGAATACGATTCATTTCTCATAAAAGCATTTGAAAAACTTGAACAATCCGCTTGTGTACCAGAAAAGCAATATAATAATCATCGTTTTGTCACAACCTACAAAATAAACTTTGTCAAAGCATACCGAGAATTCTATCTCATCTTCAAAAAAATAATCCAACAATGGGAATTATATGCTCTTGATATCAATACAATCGCATTTGCAGATATTTCGTGTATTAAAACAGTGCTAGATGCATTCGACCATTCTTATTATGGTATGATGAAAACGGTGGCGTCGAAACCTTATCCGTCGATATCTTGTTAGTCGATATCTTATCCCATGACAATATATAAAAAATGGATCGGGTTTATTTAGAACTTTTACACCTTTTCTCATTTAAAACGCCCATTTTACTGGACAAAAAAATAAGAAAAAAGCGTAAAATCAATAGTAGGAATTTCACCTACGATGGTCTAACTTTTTCCTCTTCCTTTTGAGTATTTGAAGAGATGAAAGACGAAATTTGAAAACATAATGGGCGTTCTTGTTTTTCTATCCAACATTTTGTTAAATTCATTATGTTTATTGAAGAGTTGGCGTCTCTTGTTCTAAATACGGTTTGTTTGACTTGAGGTCTCACGCAGTTAGAGCAAACTAAAAGACGGAACTGTTTTTCTCCATTTTTGTGTCTGTAATATTCCAAATTATTATAACATTCACAGCATTTCTTACTGGTATTACATTCATTTATGGTTATAAAACATATGAAATTTAATGACACGGATAAATTGTACTACTATTTGTTTCTAGGATTCATTGGTCTATTCATTTTTACATTGACGATTCATCATCGTTGATTTTGTGGCATCCGTATGTATCAAACAGCATCACCGGTAATTGATCTTGAACAAAACGACATATTCCGTCTTCTGTCCATTCATATTGTAGTGCATATATCTCGACCCCGTTACGCCACGCTTTGCGAACACACTCTTTGTAAGTAAGATCAATGTTAGATGGCTGAAAGTGCATTACATCTGTTCTCTGTACTACAAAACATAATATACATCTATGGTTTGTAGTGGTTTTGATTGTTTCCAGTTCCTGGATGTGCTTTAGCGCACGTGGACTTACTACATCCGTACTGTTTTTACGATATCCATCCGGGAAATACGCAATCTTTTCATTGTAGCAACGTCGCCGTTCAATCCCTTTATACTTGGCACGCTCTGTTTTCGGAACATCCACATAATCCGCCAGTGGTACGTTCTTCACTTCCATGATAAACGGGGTATCGTTCGCATCCACCCCTGCAAAATCGAACCGGGAATTCATATACGTTTTTTCTCGTTCTACTTTTTTGTAGTTTTGTAAGAATGAAAACTGATTTGCACACAAGGTCTTGTCCACAATCGTCTCCGCCAATTTCGGATTGATCCCCACAATGATCCTGCGACCACGTTCTTCTATCAGCGCCAGTTCTACTCGATATGTACATTTTGTTTTTGATTTTGCTTTTGGTTGGTCCAGTTTTGAGACAATGACTGTTCTGTCTTTGTCTGAAAGACCACAGCAACCCAATGCAGGTGTATGGGCCATATGTGGTGTGTTATCGATGCAAATATCGGCGACATATGGTGTTTTACAGTATGCAGATGGACGCTTTAAAATAGTAGTTGTCTCTACCATTGGAATTGAATATATCATTGTGGTTGTGGTTGTGGTTGTTGTTGTGGTTGTGATTGTGGTTGTGGTTGTGGTTGTTGTTGTGGTTTGTGTTGTTGTAGGTTATTCAATTTGTCAATCAATTTTTTGTAAGAGACATGAGAGAGAAATTTGAAAAAGCCAATCGAGAGAGAGAGAGAGAAATTTGAAAAATTGATATTACCCCCAATCTTCCAAATCCACACAAAAATCAATCAATCAATCAATCAATAAATCAATCAATCAAATGAAACACGAACGTCATGGTACTTATCATTACTGTATTCAGTGTGATTACTTTGCACGCAAATCAAATACACTCAGTATGCATTATGCATTAAAACACTCCGATTATTCGCCACATCAATGCAAATCATGTCCGAAATCATTCAAAACAAAATCTCAATTAAATCACCACGTATTGAGCAATCATACCGATTCTATGATTCAATGTAAACACCCGATGTGCAATGAATCATTCAAATCTCAAGTCAATTATCGCATTCATTGGATTCGCAAACACGAAAACATACACGATTTCATGAAAAAGACCCGTTCTGAGTGGAAATGTCTCACCTGTGGAAAAGTGCAAGCCAAAAACGCATTGACATATCATGTGACTCAGTGTTCGCCTTGCTCGCCGTTTTCTTCTGAAGGGAAATCGATACAAGAACTGGTCGATCAACCAGACATTGACCTATTCTTAGAACCAGAAAAACCGGTTTTTTGTCTTCCTAGTATCACTAATCCGGAAACAGAACTTCCTATCAATGCGATGGACGTGATGCTTATGGGAAACGAACACGATATAAATTGGGATAGTTTGTTGAATATGTAATTTTAATTGTCGTTAATATATATATAATGAATTCGTTTAGTTCCTTCCAGTCTCAATTGTTTAGAGGAGGTGTAAATATAAATTCATTCAGTCATGTAAATAAGTCTTCCTATGGGATTACATTAGATCCGAGCGGGACAGATTTTGTAGGATTAGTGGATGGTAATTCAAACCTTGTTACCAATGCATATAAAATCAACACTGACATTGATGTTAGTAATACGTTTTTAGAAGTAGAATTATCTCATCAACCTATAAAAGCATCTGATTTCCTACCAAATAACACAACAGATACAACCATTTATATGAAATACAAACACAATTCTGCGTTGACAAGTGGAACAGTATTTAGTCATTTGTTTTCAGACTTGGTGTACAGCATAAAACTAACAGGCA